CTCCGCCCCGCAGCGGTCACATACTCGTTTCGTTGCCATCCTTCTTGCCCTCCATCTCAAAGTAAAACGTGATCGGTTTCTCATTCTCGATAACGTTGCCGTAGGCGATTCCTACCTTGTAGATGTAGTTTTCTCGGAGCTTTCTGGGAATTTCCGTGATATAACGCCGGAAGGTTTCCAGAGAATTTGCCCGTTTGTAGTGGTTGCACATCCGGCAGGACGGCATGAGGTTCGAAAAATCGTCCGTTCCGGCATCTTCAATGCCCCACGCCCGCAGCGGCAGAAAGTGATCGACCTGCATATCCTTGATGTCGATAGCCCGTCCGCAGTAGGCACAGTGGCCGTCATACTTCGCATAGACCGCTTCCCGTTTTTTCTTGCTGAAACTCATACTCCGTCCACTCCTTCAAAATACCGTGTCCGTTCTTCCTGCGTAGGCCAGTCTGGGTCGGTTGTTCGTATAATTTTCAGCCGCAAGAGCCTTTCCGCCTGCCGCTTGGTCAGCCGCCGCTCTCGCTTCTTCGGCGGCAGCTCGCCTTTTGCCGCTGCGATAGCGGTCTGGTTGTGCTTATGTTGACCCATCACTTGCCCTCCTCTACCAGCGGTTTTATCCACTCCTTGAGCTGCATCGCGCACGAACAGCAAAGCTCAATATCAGGTGATTCTTCATGGAACGCGCTTCGCACGTTTACATACGTCGCAGAGCTTGTGGGGTTTATCTCCGCCCCGCAGCGGTCACATACTCGTTTCGTTGCCATCCTTCTTGCCCTCCATTTCCTGCGAAGCCTTCTCGGCTTCCTCGCGGCTCAAAAATGTGGTCTTTCCGATTCTATCTGGACTAAATGTGCGCTCATACGTATGCCCTGTTTTATCAACGTGCTCGCTGTAAACCCATGAGATGCCTGTTTCATCCACCGCATACCCTACCACCGCAAATTCGAGAATCTGCTTGTTTACGAAATAAACCGTATCGCCCACCTTGCACGGCAGTACCACCAGCCGCCCTTCCTTATCGGCTTTCATCAGCTCCACCATTCGTGAGATGGAGTAATCACAGTCGGAAAGCGTTTCCTCTATCTCTCGTGCCTCGGCGCACGCCTGCGGTGATAATCTCGAATCTTCATATGCTTTGAGCCTTTCCCATACCTCCTTCTGCGTGCAGTTCCCGTCATACTTACACGGCAGTTCGCGGCACTGCGCAATGTCGCAGAAGTTCCCTTCAAATGTAAGTCTTTCCATCACTTCACCTCAATTCCAAAAGCTCTGTATGCTGCCGCCTGCGGGTTTTCTGCCATCACCAATGCTTTTATTTTGCAGGTTTTGCACTCAACGAGATACAACCGTTCCTCGCAGTAATACGCATAGAGCGGACTTTTGCAGAGCCTGCACGTCACTCCAGTAGCCTTTCCGATGTAGTCACGACCGTTGCCGTCGGCGTTGTAAACCTGATGGCACAGCTTGTCAAAGTTCAATGCACCTTTCATCATTCCTCCTCCGGCGCTCCCGGCAGCGGCATCCAGTGGGTGACAGTGCACGGTATCGCCATGCACAACCATCTTTTGGCCTCCGCGTGATAGTTTCCAACCTGTGCGCTCATAAAAACTCTCCTTTGTCAATGTCCGGATGTCCCGCCAGCGCGGCACGTCCGGCCAGTGCTTTTCCAGCACTTTCGTCTGGTAGTCTGCAAATTCACATTGCCCCACGGTCGTAAATCCCGCCCATTCCGCCGCCAGGTCAAGCCCGCCGATGCCGCTGAACAGACTCAAATGCGTCAGCATCACATCGCCCCTCCTATTTTCCGTTTCCCTCTTGCCGCCCTCCGGCAGTTTCTCGCCCCTCCATCGGTCATCTGGCTTATGTCGATGATCTCGGCGCGCCTGCCGTAGCTTTTCAGCCGTTCTCCCTTCACGGCGTTCCATGCCTCGCATGACGCGCTGCAACCGGCTTTCCGGTTGGGGCAGTCCTTCGCGCACGGTCCGAAATTATTCATGTCTTCCTCCTGACCTGCACCGTCACTTCCGCCTCCCAGCATTCCGGCGCGCGGATGACGATCTTCTTGTCTCTGCCTTCTTCCGGGTCGCGGACGACGATCCAAGTATTCATGCCCCATCCTCCATCATCCGCTGAATCGCCGCCCTCTGGAAATCAGACAGCTCGTCTCCGTGATGCTGCACGTTGTAGCCCGGCTTCTTCCCCGGCTGTGACGGCGTGCCCTTCTCGTGTCCTTTCGATTCCCACGTCAAAAACTTCTGTTTCCAGTTCCGTACGGGGTCACCCTTCCCGTCGACCCAATTTCCGGCAGAATAATAGTCGAAAAATTTCTGTGCCAAATTCGGAACTCCACGCTCCTTCGCGTATGCGGAAACATCTTCCAACGTAGGTTGTATAAATTTCTTACGTTTCTTCTCAGAAATAGAACTACTCTCTTTTCTATTTCCATTTCCATTTCCTAAAGGTAATACCGTGGTATTACCGCAAGCACTACCATCAGCCATACCAGAGTTATCATTTTCTTTGTTCCAACGCTTGCTGATGTTCTCCCTTTGACGCTGGCAATGTTTGTCTCTTTTTTCGATTTCAAGCTCCATCCGGCGATTGAAGTACTTGCCGTCCTCATCCTTCTGAAACTTGCTCATAACCTCGTCTGACGGCTTTTTGACAGCCCGTATGATTTCCTGCATCGTCATATGCCCGCGCTCTCTTTGGAGGCACAGGAGCGTGATATACTGCCCACGCTCCCGCATATCCATCAAGGCGCAGCCGGATAGGAAATCCGACGTGTAAAACAAGACGGCAGGGTCTTTGTTGTTTGCCATCCCGCCACCGCCTTAGAACGGCAATTCTTCGCCGTCATCATCCATCATCGTAAACCCGCCGGGGTTTGCCGGGTCCTTCGGCTCCGAAGATTTCTTCCCTTCTCCGAAGTAAACACGGTTTGCCACGATCTCAGCAGACCGGCGCTTGTTTCCGTCCTTGTCCTTCCAGTCGCGCAGCTGCAATCTGCCGTCCACGACGGCCATGCTGCCCTTGAAGAAGTATCCGCTTACAAAATCAGCTGTTCCCTTCCACGCAACGCAGTCGATAAAGTCCGTCTCTTTCTCTCCGCCCTTCGGCGTAAGATCGCGGTCAACCGCCAGCGTGAAGGATGCAGCGGACGTTCCGCCCTGCGTCTTTCTCAGTTCCGGGTCGCGCGTGAGCCTGCCCATAATAACAATGTGGTTCAGCATTCGCCGTCCTCCGTATCCGCCGCATTCTCTTCCGGAGCGCCAAAAATGACTTTCAAAACATCGTCGAAACGATACGAGGGCATCTTCTTATACGATTCAGCGAGCATATCGAGCGTCAGGCACTTCTTCGCCAATTCCTCATACTTTTCCGTACTCAGTTTTACATAGGATTCCATAATTACGTTCCTTTCTTATAAATCAGTTTCGTTTCATCCCAATCGGGATATCTCATCTTGAGATACCATTTGATGTACGCTTTCATGTGATCTCTCTTTGCCGTCTGGTCAAAGTCGTTGTGGCACTTATCGCAAAGCGTCACAATGTTCTCTTCAATTCCAAGCCCGCCCTGCGAGCGTGGGATGAAATGACACCACGGATTGCCGGGGCGGAGGCAGACGATGCAGCGCCCGCCGTCGCGCTCCCAGACGGCCTTCTTGACCTTCTCAGGTATCTTTGTCGCCTTCGTTTCCTTTCTCATCCTGCCTCCATTCCAGCGCCATACGCTCGAGTTCTTCCGGCGGGCGCGTCTCAATGCCCTGCTGTTTGCAGTCCTCAACGACCAGATCAATGAGCCGCGCCATTTGCTTTGTGTCGTAGGTGCTCGAGCCGTAGTAGCAAATGACGTTCGTGCAGCCCGGAATTTTTGACGCCATGATCTCCGTGCAGCGCCCGAGTCCGTGCGATTCCCAGTCCTCCCGAAATCGCTTGACCGCTGCGTCCGGAATGCAGATCGTATCGGAGTTATCGCCAACGTCCGGGATATAGTGCCGGTAGATTTCTTCCGGCGGCGCACCCACCTTGACCGAAAGCTTATTGCAAAGCAACCAGAGATATCGGTTTGCATCCAGACTCCGCTTCTTACGGAACTCCTTGATCGTGACCGTGTACTTCTTCTGCGGGTCAAATTCTCCGGCAACCATCTGGGCTTGTCCTGGCAGCTCCGGTCGGAGCTTCAGCCAGCTCCCCGAAGCGTCCATGCTCCACGAAGCTTCAACGACATTCAGCTCCCTCATGCCTTACTCGCACAATTCCAGCAAAGGCATCTGCCAAAGCGCTTTCTTGTCTTCTCCGCGACCTGCAAAGCGGTAAACTGTGTGCCACCTTCTACGATCTGCGTGATCTCTCCTTTACAGTCCGCGCAGACAAGGCGCGGGGTGCTCGGTGTCTCAGCTTTTCCACCGTGTCCGAAGGTGTAGACCGGCTTTCCCTTCGATGCAAGCGTCAGCGTTTTGATTCGCTCCTGCTCGTCGTAGGTGATCTCCGTCACGTCAAATTGGTCAGAGCACTGCCAACGGCCTGTCTTGTCGTTCTTCTTGAGCCTCTGGCACTTCGCCGCGTCAATCCAGATAAACGGTGCGGAGTAGAGTTCCCGCCCGATACCGTGCTTGAAACCGGCCCGTTTGAACGCGTCTGAAGCTCGTCCCTTCTCGGCCTCTGTGTTGCTCTCTGTGCCTGCGTCCCACTTCCAGATCAGGTGGCCGTTTGTGTTGTAGTCCACGCCGATACCGCCGTACAGGACGCCGTCGACCAGCTTAAAATCATTCTCCCAGTTCTGCGCGCCGACGGTCTCATCCAAAAGGTCCGCGTCGGTTCTGGCCGTCTTGTACAAGAGGATCGACGCGCCTTTTTCGTTGCACTGTGCCACGCGGCACTCGATCTCATCCGGTCGCAGTAGTCTGAATTGCTTCATTTTCATCCTTCCTTCCAAATGGGCACTCACACCCAACATATCTGCCAGACCACAAAATCGGCTCATCTGTCAATGCGCATCTTCTGGCGCTCTGGCGGTAAAACCGGCAGGCATCACAGCAGATGTACGCATTGCCTTTCAAGTCCACGGGGAACGACATACGAACCGTTGCTTCGACTTGGATATATCCGCTTACACCAGTTTCAAAGTTCGCCATGTTCCCTCCTTCTCAGCCGGGGCAGAACGTCTTCTTCTGATAACCCAGCTGTTCTAATATCCACTTTGTTCCCATCGTCTCTACCAGATCGCAAACGATATGATTGTCCGGGTCAAAGTTCTCAGAATCGCACACGAAGATATCTCCATCGTTTCCGGCGAAGTATTCTTCGCCTTCGTAAATCTCAGCGCCGAACCGGTCAAACATACATTGCGCTTGCTGCTTATCTTTCATCATCCACCAACCTGTATCTGGCATAGCTCGTATCCTCGCCATACCGGTTCTTGCTCGTTTCCATTTCCTTCTTGATCGCGTAACCCTCGCGCTTGAGGTCAAAGATTCTCGCTCCCAGACGCATACAGCTGATGTCCCGAATCGCTTCGAGCTGCGTAATGCTGCCGAAGTCGCGCATGTACTTCAAAACACGTTCAGCCTGCGTCATAGCTACCTCCAAAGCCGCGTGAAGATCGAACTGAAAACAATCTCACGATGCGTAGTGGGCCGGTCTCGTTTTGGAAGTTCCTGCACGTCGAAAGACGTAGCCGTTTCCTGGGCTGACTCGTCCGTTCGTTCGACCTCACTCAAAAACCACTCCCGCCATCTGTTGCACATGCAATTCTCCCCGCGCCCCTTCGTGCAGCTCTCACAAGGATGCTCCATATCATGCCCCCGTAAGCACCGCACCGACGAAGAAGCACGCCGCCGCGCCTCCAAGCGTGACCGCCGCCCGGAACAGGCCGAAGCCCAGCATAACCGCAGTACCGCCCAGCAGCATACACGCCACAGAGAAGCAGGCCGTTTCCGCGATCTTCATCAGGCTCTTTTGCCGCTTGCGAAGCCGCACGATCTCGTCCCACCTTTCGCCAAGCTCGCGCTCCCGCGCCGCCCGGTGGTTTAACTCCGTGATAATCTCAACATCACTCATTTTCTCATCCTCCTTAAATAATCTTCCTTGCCGAGTGGGGCTTTTCTGTTTGCTGCATAGCCTTTGCGTCTCTGAGCCCTTCGCAGCCCTTCCGCCGCTACGCATTGCTGAGCTTTACATTGCCTTTGCCGTGCCGATCAATGCACATCTTTGCCCTTGCCTGTCGAAGCAAAGCGTGCGTTACTACGCCGTTGCCAATCCTTGCTTTGCTTCGCCGTTGCCGTGCCCGCCACGCCCCTCCGTGCACATCCTTCGCGTCGCTTATCCTTGCCTTGCCGCTGCGTTTCCATTAGTCGCGCATCGATGCCTTGCCACTGCAAACATAGCATCCCATGCCGCCGCGAAGCCAGACTATGCTTTGCCTTTGCGAAGCACATCAAATCTCTACAGCGCCGTTGCCACGAATTGCATAGCAAAGCCTTTGCTTCGCTACGCAGCTCCAAGTCATGCCCTCGCTACACACAGCAGTCGAAGCCTTTGCCGAACATAGCGATCAATGCCGCTGCCATCAGAGCTCGTCATGGCGCCACCCCGCCATTGCGTCTCATGGCGTCTCCTTGCGCTGCCCTGCCATTCCGTTGCTGTGCCGCTCAGAGCCCCGCACGGCTACGCCTTTGCCTTTCGCTGCCAGACTCAGCCATGCCCTCGCACTTAATCGAGCACTTCGTAGGCGAACCGTCCCTTTCCGGAGTTCCGCCACTGGCCAATGCCTCTGAGCCGTCCGTAATCCAGCCATTCCATGACGATATCCTTGTGTGCTTTTTCGTCCAGCATCGTAATTTCAAACTCAATCGTGCTGCCCGCCGGGACTTCCTCGGAATTCGCCAAGCTGACACGCTCGCCCTGCGGGGTCTGCGCTCTCAAAGGCCGCTGACATTCGCCAATCTCGCCGTTGACCTGAATCGGGATGTGCCGGGGCTCGACGAAAATCAAACCGTCGATGATCTTCTTGTAAGCTTTCAAGCTCGAGCTTTTCGTGCTCTTGACTCTTGCCAACATGCCGCAAGAGTCTTTGAAGAACCCCTTGATCTGATAGTCATACAGAACCGGGCACCCGTTCGCGCGGGGAAATACCGTCATACCCTTGTCGGCTACCACGTCCGCACCCAAAGCCGCGATCTCGTCTTCGATGGTAGAAGCGTCCGGCGCTTTCGATGCGATGAAATCCCGCGCCACGTTCTCATTGCTCGGCCACGTGCCAAGCACAGGCTCCAAAAATGTTAATCTGATTTTCATTTGCGTTTCCTTCCTTTTCGTTTGTTCTTACAGCAGTCTTTGGAGAAGCCTTTCATGCGTCTACCTCTAATCCGAGGAAGCGCATAAACGGGATTCTCGGGATTATTACCCGACTCGGGGTCGGGCAGCATACCGGGAAGCCAAGCAGCTCCGGCCTCTCCCGCGCCATCATCCGCAGACGCTGGGGGCTACAACCGAGAATCTTTGCCGCAACGTCCGCGTTGATCATGTCCGATTCCGAAGACATCAGCGCCGCTAGATTTTGCGTTACCATCGTTATCCCTCCTTTTCCGTCTGAGCCTCTTTTACAAGGCTCAAGGTTCCTTCCGTTTTCTCGGCTTCTGTAGCAGCGAGTCGACCGATACGCCGAAATAGTCTGCAACGAGCGATAGTTTTTCTTTTCATCTTTTCACCTCATCCAGCGCCGCCAGTAGCAACGCCCCAACCAGCAATACCAATACCAGCGGTACAAGCGAAAGATGATGTACCGTTGCTGCTCCTGCGCAAATCTTCTGGATTAGCAGCGCACACATGGTGCTCACACCGCAGCCAAAAAATCCGCCCGCCAGCAGAAGTGCAAGGTAGTGCACCACTCTTTTAATGAATCGCATGTTACGCCTCCTTTTTCGGCTTCAAAAGCTCGTCCACTGTGCAGCCGTATAGCTCTGCGATTTCGTGCAGTCGCGCCGTCTTCGGGTACATCTGCCCGGTTTCCCATAGATAAACAGATGCGTCCGAAACCTTTAGCGCCTTGACTACCTGTTGAACGGTCAATCCAGCGGCAAGCCTCGCTTCCTTAAACCCCATGTCTTTACATACCTCCTGTCTGTGAATACTAAGTTTTTCTTGACAACTTAGTGAATTGTGCTATTATGAAAGTACCACCTATCATTATTCACAATCCGTTAACTTGTCCGGGGCGTTGTTCTTTTCACGCCTCATAAGCCGAGGCATGAATCATGTACAAGTCGTTCAGAGAAAGAATCAGGTTGTTCCTCAATCGGAATAAGCGTTACAAGTCCATAGGAGAAAACGGTCTAAATGTGCTTGTCGAAACCGAAGGCTCGAAAGCACGCACGGAGAAAAGGCGGTTTCTTATCAACATGTTTTTCACCGTCGTATCTGCCGTCGCCGCAGTCGCTGCCGCGATATTTGCCGCCCTTACTTACATCAACTCGTAACGGAAGGCAATGACCGCACGCGCAATGGAACGTCCCGAACTCGTCATATCCGCAGTCTGAACCAACAATCTGAAATCCCCATATATACTTGTCTTTCTTCACGCCATCACCTCACTTGTAAGTTTTGCCCCTCACAACTCTTAGTATAGTTAAGTATATACTAAAAGTCAATAAAAACTTAGGATTGTTAAGGGTACTTTTTGCCAAATTTATGAGGGATTTTTTATGCAATTTGACGTACAGTCCGTTATAAGAAGAATAGAAATAAGGCTTGCTGAAATTGGAATGACAAAGCAAGAGTTTTACGAAAAAAGCGGAATATCGTCTGGTTCTTTCTCTCAGTGGAACACGGGGAAACACGCGCCAAGTATAAAGAAAGTTCAACGTGCAGCCAGTGTAATTGGGGTAACGACAGAATATCTCTTATATGGCGTAGACCCAATGCCGGACTTTGCGGTTAAATCGCCCATAGTCGCACGAATCAACTCCCTGCTTGCTGCAAAAGGTATACCGAAACAGCAGTTTTATAAGGATTGCAGTATTACGTCTGCATCGTATTCTCTATGGAACACAGGGAAAACAAACCCTTCTATGAAAAATCTTAAAATTATCGCAGAATATCTCGGTGTATCCGTGGCAGACCTGCTGCCGGACGAGGAACTCGTTCCGCAGGAGGGCATAAAAAAAGACCCCATCCCGAAGGATGAGGTCGAAGGTTCTGCAAAGCAGAAACTATTGGATGCGCTTGATGGGCTGTCGGATTCCCAACTTGAAAAGCTCATTGGAATTATTGAGGAAGCAAAAAAACTGTTATGAAAGATTATATTGAAATTGACGGAAAGCAAGTTCAGCTTCCAAACCTAGCCCTCGGGACAGAGTATCCGTTCGTTGTCGACCGGATGAAACAGCTCGAGGAAGAAAAGGTGCGCGCCGAGAAGAAAGCCCGTCTATACTTCTGGGCTGGTATCGTTGTCAGTGTTCTCTGTATGTTTGGTGGATATCTTCTCGGAAAGTTCTGCTAAAAGCGATAGCCTACTTCTCTCGAGATCGTTGATTCTTCCATTCAGGTAGGCAATGTTTATCCACTGCATGACTGTTCCAGATACAGCAAAAAGCAGCAGTGCGTACAATAAAGAATTACTCATTTGTTTCTAACATCCTCCTTAACACATATTCTGCCTGTTCGTTGCTCAGACTCAGAATTTCTTCACGGAGTCTTTGCCGAATATTCGGAATGGGCGCAATTTCTTCACCCTTATTATAGCACATATCATCCTGAATACAAATCATTTTGCGCCCTCCTTCTTCAATCTTCCAAATTTCATCATTTCTTTTTGTATATTTTTAACCTTGAGACTGTAAAACTCTGGTGGTAAAATTGTTGTATCTTACAAAACCGGGGGTTTGTACCATGCCAAAGGATGTATATTCCGTCAAATGTCCTCGTTGTGGGGAAGCGTTTGACGAAAGACTGAAAGAGTGCCCGAACTGCGGGACTTGGAACCGAAAAGTTATCTGCCGCTCTTGTGGCGCGCAGATTAACGCCAGTGAGAAGAAGTGTCCGGCCTGTGGTGCGCGCCGAGCGAAGAAGCAAAACCCGCTCGGAAAAGCGCTTATTGTGGCAATCCCAATCGCCATTATCATTATGGTTGCCGTCCTTCTGATTCCCCAAAAAGCGCCGAGCAGCACGCAGGCCTCTCCGGCAAGCGCTTCGGTATCCTCACCGACAAGCACGGCAACGGATACACAAGAAGGAACTTCCACCACAACGATTTCCGCCGAAAAAACGCCCGGACGCACGATCGAGCTTACCGTTCCCGCTGACTTCCTCGACGAAGGAACGACGCAGGAATCACTTGACGCAGAAGTCAGCAAAGCGGACGGATTTATCTCCGCCAAAATTAACGCCGACGGCTCTGCCACATACGTCATGACGGAATCCAAGCACAACGACCTTATGCAAGAGCTGCGGCAAAACATCGATACCGAGCTTGCAAAAATGGCTGATTCTTCCGACTATCCAAATATCGTTTCTGTCTCCGCTTCCAACGACTACACAGCGTTTACAGTGACGCTTTCCACGGATGCTGTTGGCTTACAAGAGTCCATCATGGTTATGGCCTTTTATATGTACGGCGGTATGTACAACGCATTTAACGGAACTCCGGCGGATAACGTATCTGTACAGTTTGTAAATCAGTCTGGAACCGTTCTGGAATCGGCCAATTCCCGCGATATGCAATAAGCGTTCAGTTCGGCAGCGGGCATTGGTTCCACTGCTCCCGTGTCTCGCCTACATCTGAGACGCAGGCAAAGAGCATAGGTGCGCCCTTGATGTAGTCCAGGCTTAGACTGTGGACGTCTTTGAAAAGCGCCCCGTCTACGATGATATTTACTTTCCCGTTTTCAAAGCGAATATTGATGCTCTGCATTTGGTGTACCTCCATATTTTAGAACGTTCGTTCAGTAATTTCAATTTGGAATCTTCTACAAAGAACACCTTGCATTTTCTTCGTCCGGTAACCCTCGTAAGCGGCAATTATGGGACAGACTATTTTGTATAATGGAACGTTTAAGATCGCCCCACCGTCGCTCCACCGGCGGTGGGGCTTTCTCACGCGCCTGCAACCAGCATAGCAAAAGCGGCAGAAATGTCCACCCTCAAATTGGTAAAATCATACCAGTGGCGGAAGAATCAGCGAAATATATGTAAAAATGGAGGTATATCATGTCAGCAATTCAGGAACTCGCCCCATATATTTCTGCATATCAGGGGAACATCAAGCGGGCGAAAGAAGATCAACATTACACCATCGACAGGCTTGTCGAGGAATCCGGCGTTTCCAGATCGGCTGTGACGAAGCTCTGCGCAGGAACACAGCAAGACCCGAAACTGTACAATTCTGCCGCGCTGTGCCGCGTTCTCGGGCTGTCGCTGGATGAGCTGTTCGGGCTTGTCCAGCCCACAGAAAGCCCGGAAGAACTGACCGAGCAGATTCATCATGTCGAGATTGAAAACGCCAAGCTGGAGGCAACAGCGGCAGTGCAGAGCGCACAGATAAGGTCTACACATACAATGTGTTACGTCCTCGCCCTGTTTTGTATGCTGCTCTCCTTTTCTTTGATTGCCTGCCTTGTGACGGATGCGCAGATTCGAAGCACAGGTCTCATTCGCGATGGAGATTTGTCCGTGGCCGCATGGGTTTGCATTGCCCTGATCGTAGGTTCAGCGCTGGCTTCGGCAATTACTTTCTATGCAATCCGAAAAGAACGTGGAGGGAAACATGGAGTGCATCAAGTGTAAAAAAGAAATCCCAGACGGCGCGCCCTACTGCTGCTGGTGCGGCAAAAAACAGCAAACAAAAAAGGCCACAAAACGCGGGAACGGCACGGGCTCGGTATACCGGCGCAACGATAAATGGGTAGCTGAAATCACAAGGGGCTATCGGGAAGAAAACGGAACCATGAAACGTGTCGTCTCGCGGAAATGCGGTTTCCGGACAAAAAAAGAAGCGCTTGACTATCTGCCGACACTTGCCGGGCAGAAGAAGCGCGAAAAATCCATCACATGGCGGGAACTATATGAAATGTGGCTTCCTACACATCGTGCAGGAAAGTCTACAATTGATTGCTACAAATCGGCTGAAAAATATTTTTACGACATTGAATTTTGGAAGCTGGAAGATATAGAAATAGACGATTTGCAGGAATGCATGGACGAATGCCCGAAGGGGCGTAGAACGAAGGAAAATATGAAGGCTCTTGCTGGGCTTATGTACAAGTACGCAGTCCCGCGCAACTACGCCGCTCTGAATCTCGGGCAATATCTGATTGTCAGCGGAGAAACCGGCGAGGCGCGGGAAAGCTTCACACAAGAGCAGATCGAGAAAATACATGCTGCGGTCGGCGTGATTCCGTACGCGGATTATATATACGCAATGTGTTACCTCGGATTCAGGCCGTCCGAGTTGTTGGCGCTGACCATCGAAAGTTACGATACAAAGGAAAAAACGTTGACTGGCGGTGCCAAGACGGAGGCGGGAAAAAACCGGGTGGTTCCTATCAGCCCGCGAATACAGCCGATTATCGACCGTCTTTCTTCTGGGAGAACTTCCGGTGCGCTCTTTTGCAACGAAAAAGGAACCCATTTTCTTTATGATAGATTCCGGGATTCTATCTTCTATCCAACCTTAGAAGCTATAGGCATAGAAAACCCAATGATCAACGGAATTCACAAATATTCGCCGCACACATGCCGCCACACATTTGCAACGCTGATGAAAAATGTGCCCGCGCCCGACAAAGATAAGATGAAATTGATTGGACATGCAAGTCCGGAAATGCTCCGATACTACCAAGACGTGAATCTGGAGGACTTGAAGAAAATTATAAACGCAATCTGAGCGTAAAAATGGAGTGTAACTGGGAGTGAAACCTAACGTGATTTTTCGAAACTTGGCGTGATTTATTAAAATTTCGGGTAAAAAGAAAAATCCCTGAAACCATTGAAGTTTCAGGGATTTTCCCATTTTCAATTGGTCCGAGTGACTAGATTCGAACTAGCGGCCTCTTGAACCCCATTCATAGAAAAGTCTAGTGTTTTCAATGGTTTTCTAGCAATTCGTGTGTAACAAGAGTGTAACCCATTTTATTTTGCCTCAGCTATTTTACGCATAACAGAATCATACACTTTCCGGTTCACAAGCGATAATGTGTCCATAAGTTCATCAACGACCGTCCAAGCCTTCGCCGGGTCTTTCCCGGCTACCGCAAGCAAAAACTCGCTGTCCCCGTACTCGCCGACAGTAGCCGGTTCTGCGGTCACAGGAGCGGGAGCGCCGGAGTAGTAACCCACATACTTACCGCCGTCGCCCCGTTCCTCTTCCTGCATCTTGTCGCGTATCACATATAGGTTCGCCAGCTTGGCATAATTGGGATAGCTGGATTCTTCATATTCCAGCCGTGCTATTTCCTTTCGGATTTCGGCCTCATCCAGCATGTCTGTCCCTCCTTATGCCCGGTCGATCTGCTCCATGCAGCGGCGGATAGCCTCGCGCGTTTTATCATCGTCCGCGTCGCGCATCATGTCTTCCAGCGTCGAGCGCATATGCTCCCGAGCATCGGTCCGACTGTATCGCCCCATAGAATCGCGACGCCTGCCACGGTAAGAGCTGCCGCGACCATACGTGCCGCGCATGTCCGCCTCCCACTCTCCGTCACGCGAATACCCGCCATCCTCGAGCATTTCGATTTTATAAGTGTTCTTGATGGAACTGGTAAGCTTCTGGATGGCATCCAGATCGCCAGCGGACATTTCGCGCTTGTCGGCGATTTCGTCAAGCTCTTTGCAGAGCATTTCCCGAAGGTTTCTCAAATCGTACATATTCCTTCCTCCCTTCATGCTACTCTCTCGACGGTCAGATTGCTGTTCGCGAAATTGACCGCCTGCGTACTTGTATTACGCATACCTACCGTCACACAGCAGCCCTTCGGTACGCAGACCTGTGCAGAGACGTAGATATTAAAATAATTCTCGACTGCTGCCGGAGTGACCGTAGCCGTAGCGCTTGCCAGTGCTTCGCCGTTGATGGAAAGCGCTGCGGTAATCGCTTCGACCGTGCCGCCGGTCGGGATGGCGATGTTGCCGCCGTAGGAAATTTTGAAAACTGCCTTACACTGGTTTGTCAGCCCGCGAAGCGTCACAAGCCCGCTTCCCTCTCGATGCACAATGCACGGCTTGCTGCTGATCGCCGTTTCCGTCAGAGGCACATTCTGCCCGGCGGCAATTGTCTGAATGTTTACATTCGTAAATTCTGCCATAAAATCAATCCTTTCTAAATGCGTCGAATTCGACACGGTTAAAAATAACGGCGGGACGATTGCCCCGCCGCGTTTCTTGAGTATCGGCGGTAAGCCGAACATTTTGTTGATGCCAACAAAACATCACAAAAAGCTCTACGATGTGGAGTTGTTACGCGCAGTTTCTGCAACCGTAGTTGTAGCCGTTATTACATCCGGAATACTGGTACGGGGCTGGAACCTCAAATGCAGGAACCGGGCGCGGGTTGTAATACGCCAGCTGCCCACTTACGTAGGACTTGAGCGTGTCGTTCTGTGCCGCCTGAGAAGCCGCCAGCTGCGCCGCAAAGAGCTGCTGGTTCTGCTCGGCAATCTTCGCGTCCTTCGCAGCCAGTTCCTGCGCCGTCAATCTCTGGTCGATGCTGCGGAAGCCGCAGTTCATCGCGTCGATGATGTCGCGAGTGCTGTTCTGCACGGTGTTGCGGGTGTCGCATGCCTGCGTCGCGAGGTTATAATTGATACCTTGAATCGCCTCTCTGGTCTCGCAGCAGCAGTTTGCATTCTGCATTGCCATGTTGTTCAGCTGCTGCATAAGCGCGGCCTGCTGATTGCAGCGGGAAAGTTCAGCGTTCGAGAAGCCGGAAGTCACAGCCTGCGTTACACCGGCAAAGCCGTTAAGCATCCCCGTGTTCATCGCATAGAAGCCGTCGCAGACACCATTGTTCACGCTGTCAATCTTTCTTTCGATGTTCGAGAAGTCAGAGGCCAGAACATAGCCGTCAACAACGCCGCCGTTCCCTCCACGATTGCCAAAGCCGTTTCCGTTACCCCAGCCGCAGAAAATCGCGAGGAACAGGATAATGATCCACCAGCCATTACCGCCGCCCCATCCGTTGCCGCTGTCCGAGTTTGCCGGAACTACAGGCATGTTCATAGGAATACCATCGCCATTCAAACTCATAGTTTTCTCCTTTCGTAGATTTTGAAATTTATCTCAATCGTGGCCACGATTTTGACCGTTCACCTGTTCGGAATTTCCGAACTACTGCATCAACTGCTGAAACTGTCCAGCCATCTGCTGTAGCTGGTTCAACTGCTGCTGCGAGATTTTCCCAGACTGCACCAGCTTTTCAACTTCCGCCCTCGGGTCTCCCTGGAAACTCTGCTTGAACTGCTGAAACTGCCGCATCATATTTTGAAACTGCCCCATCATTCCGGGCATTTGCCCACCGCCGAGCGCGTTAAACAGAGGATTCATTGTCTGCCTCCTTCACCTTCCTAATGGGCTTAACGCTCAGAGCCGCCACCTTTGCCGCCAGTTCGTCAAAGTCCTTGCGGGTCACGTATTCTACCGTAGGAACTGTTTGCGGCACTGTGGGGCTCACGGGGGCTGTGGAGCGTTCTACGAGGTCATACGTTGTCATTGCTGGTTTACCGCTTGCATCGGCTTTCTTCACATACACAACCGGCGCATTCATGTCCCAGAGCGTGACGGCGTTATTCGGCGCGACGATAAATTCGTTTGCCGCCTTTTCATTTGGCACCCAGATAATAGCCTGTCCCCCGCTCTGCTGCGGTTGCGGCTGTGGAGCCGGATACTGCGGTGTAGGCTGATACTGTGACCGCATCATGGGTTCTTGCATCATGGGCGGCTGATTGTAAATCGGCTGCTGATACACATAGGGCTGTTGTCCGAACATCATTTATCCTCCTTCTCCCAGTAGAACAGCGGGATTTCTTTCCCGGAGTCCCAGCTATCGAAATACTTTCCGTCCTTTACGCACACGACGTGGCTTGATAGAGCGAGTACATACACGCCGCGCGGATGGTCTCTTGCGAATTCCTCGACCGTATAGCAGTCCGGGCATGTGTTCGGCACAACGTTCCTGGTAAATCCCTGCTGCCGGAGGTACGCGCCCCAGACACTGTTTGCCGACGGCATGTCTCCCATCTTCAGCCCTTGTAGGCAAAGACCAACATATGTTTCATCCCAGCTCTTTCCCGTTGCCTTCGCAATCGCCCGGACGGTACAGTCTCCGACCTGCTTTCCTTCCGGATTCGGATTGAAATAAGAAAAGCCCATACCGAACACTCCTTTGATGTGTCCAGTATGGGCTTTCCCGTATTTTTGTGTGCCTCAATTTTGCATCACTTTTGCTTATCTTGTCATCTCTTTAAAATACGCGAGGCTCCAAACGCCTTGCTGCTCGAGCGTGAGGCATTTGTCAAAGTTGTCGGTAAAGGTCTCGATGTCAATTTTGCCGTACTGTTCGGCGATATCGCGGTCGATATCTTCCGTCGCCTTGCCCATCGCGTGGAGCTTGCGGACCATAATGGTCGCCCACTTGATGGGGAAACGCTGCGCATTGTCAATGTCGCTCTGGCTCCGTGTATTTGTGGCCTTGCGGCAGATCGCAAAGATCACGGCGAGCGCCTGAATCTGCTCGGTTGTCATATCAGATGCCTCCCTGTTTATATACTCACCAATCCAGCCCCGCAGGAGCTCATTGGGTGTTGCCCCGTCCTCTTTCGCTGCTGCCTTAAATTCTTCAGCAACCTCACGCCGCACTCTAGCGGCGACGTTTGTCATGTTTTCGGCCTGCCACTTTGCAGTGGCGCGGCGCTGCGAATCGCTCTGCATAGTTCCACCTCCAATCAGCAAAGCATGGGGTCGTCGAGGTCCGCCGCGCGGCGCAAGGCTGCTTTTACAGCCTCAAGGTCGAAACTCTCAACGGGCTCCGAATTCGCAACCATCATCTCTGCCATGATATCGCCGGTTTCGTCCATGTAAACCTGCGCGTTTACGGCATTAGCGAAGCGGGTCAGCAGATCGGCTCCGTCTTTATACGGTGCCATTTTCTTTTCGCGGTCTGCTCTGATCGCCGCGAATTCAGTTTCCGTGATAAACCCTTCGCACATAAACTTGTGCGCCGTTTCCACCTCCGCATAAATTCTACTTTCGATGGTGCTGAGTTTATTTGACGCGTAGTAAAGTTTCTTTGTATTGATGCTCTTGATTTCCATTGTTTGTTCCCTCCCGGCTTTCGCCTTGCTTTATCTTATGGCCTTATTATATAGTATTAAACACTATATGTCAAGTACTTTTTTGCAAAAATATAAAAAAATAAGCGCCGAGAAACCGGCGCTTATCTCAGTTATACAGTTTTTTGGATGTGTGCTGCATCTCCCGCACGATACCCGGCAGGCGGCGTTGCACCGTAGCGCGTCCAAGATACAGCTCTGTGGCAACGTCTACCTGTGGTAACTTATCCACAAAATACAGTTGCGCGATTTTTGCGTTCTCCCTTCCGAGATTTGCCTGATAGATGACGGTTTCCATGTCTTTCCTCGTCAAACAGCCAAGCTCCGGCGGGAGTTTTGCCCGCGCCTGCGGTGCCATAATAACACCACCTTACTTCATCGCAGCTGCGAGTTTTTTGAGAAGATCGTCACCGTACTTGTATCCGGCGAGGTAATCGATCGTGCTGTCTGTAAGACCGGCCTTCTGCCGGATGGTCTTCTTTGCTTCTTCAACCTCGGCGTCGACCTTCACGGTGTCGTACTCGACCCACGGGAGCTTTCCGTGCTTCTGCCAATTGCGGGCGTGGTAGCCTGCTTTCGTGCCGATGTTCTGGACGGCGGTAATCTGTGCGCCGTTGTCCCAGATCGGGGTGCATTCGACCGCCAGACCATCACCGATGTACATGCCCCAGTGGCCGGGCATCCAGAGGCCTTCGCCGGGAATCAGCTTGTCCCAGCCGATGCCGGACACGGCGTAGCACTTGGCGATCATGCCGTCGGCGGAGACATCCGGGACGCTGTTCGAGGCGTATCTTGCACCGCCGTAGTAAGCGTTTTTATTGCCGTCCCAGCCCCAGAGGATGCCCTTTGTGAGGTTTACGCAGTCGAAGCCATAGACAACTTTCCCGATGAGGCTGCGCAGATATGTGACTCTGCCGCCGGTGTACCAGTCCGGGTACTGTGCGGATTTCTCGTCAATGATCGTTTCGCTCACGGGGGAGCCGAAGCAGCCCCACATGTAAACGGTCTTGTAATTCTTCGCAACGTCAATGTGCCTGCGCACAAGCTCGGATGCTTTCATCATTTCTTTTCACCCTCCTGCGGCGTACCCGCGTTGTCAATCGCGTCCTGCGCTTTCTGACTCTGGGTCCCGAAATAGAAGGTAATTACTGTCAGGAAGATTGTCAGGAAGTCCTTGCCGGTGATGTCTCCCCGCAGGGCGAGGACGGCAAAGACGATGGTCAGCGAGAGCGTGACCAGGCTTTTGACGCTGAGCAAATTGCCCAGCCGCTTTTTGATATTATCCATTATATACCTCCATCGTCATTTGGTTTTGCAAATACTCTCTTACACAGCAGGAGCAGCAGCTCCCCGCCGAACGCCGCCGCCGCGAAGATCAGCACGTCGGAGAGGTCGGACGGGCGGTCGAGGATGACCGCGACCGTCTTGACGACCACTGCCCACGCGAGCGTAAGCGTCAGGGCGTAAATGCAGTAGTAGACCAGCTCCCGCGCCATGCGCCCCTTCGTCTTCCGCTGCGGCTTTTTCTGCCCGTCCGCCATACTTCTAGCCTCCCAGCCCCGCCAGAGCCAGCGCGTAGCCGACTAAGCCTGAAACAATCGCCGTGACCACGGCTTTGATTAAGCCCTCCCAGCGGCTGCCGGGGAGCGCCTTGAGGGCTTTCACGTCGGTCTTGATCTCGTTCACGTTCGACTCGATCGTCTCCTGCTTCGTCGCCAGCACCTCTACAGAGGTGGCCAGCTGGTGAAGCGCCTTGTTGTCCGCCTCGAGCTCGTCGATGCGGTGCTGGTTGGATTTGCAGCGCGCGTCGATCGCTGCGACCTGCGCCTGAATTCCGTCGTCCATATCTGTCTCCTTTCTCGCCCGGAGGCGGCGCTATACTTTTTTCCAGGCCGTCGGGGCGACCGTCGGGGTAAACACATTTCCGTCCATGAGCGACTCATACAGGTTGCCGCCCCACCAGCCTTTCTCGCCCTTTGCAAAGGCCAGTGTGGAGGTAATTACTTCGGGGATGATCCTGTATCCGCCCCGGTACTGCACGTCCTCCCAGAGCGTAGGCGCTTCGTCGGGCGTGTTCTGCTCGGTGTCCCAGAGGTCGACGGCGGCTTTTTTGATTTTCCCGTGCCAGTTGATGCGCGTGCCCGCTTTGACGAGGCTGCCGCCGCCGGTCAGCGTCCCCAGCAGCTCCGGCGCGAGGCTGACAGTCTTGTCGTCCAAAGTGCTTGCCGCCTGTACGATGTACGGGCGCATTTTTCGTGCCCTCTCCGTGTACGTCATGGTGCTGCCTCCCCAAGTAAGATCTTCGCCGCCGTCTCGGTGTCGGCAAGCCGCTCACGCAGCTGCTCCGGGCTTGCCGTCTCGATGTCAAAATTGTCTGTGACAAGCTTATCCGTCTCCGTGTAGGTGTGCGGCGCGCCGTCAATGTCAATTGCCTCATCGTACTCTGCGCCCGTCTCAACCTGCCGGATGAGATAGCCCGCATCCGAGTATGTTTTGTACAGATCCACGCCGTCCGTGCGCGTTTTGTAGTGCTCTCTTACGATCATGCTCATACCCCCACAATATGGTCTGCCAACGAGCTCCAGTTTGTTGCCGCTTTCCACGCGGCCACCAGAGATGCGGGCACTCGGATCTCTAGCTGCGGGTGCGTCTGATCGAACGCGTTGACGTTGGCCAGAGTGGGCACGGCCGTACAGTGGGTAAAGTCCACAAACCGCAGCGGATAGCATCGCTGGAACACCTGCGCTGGGATGCTCGCGATATCCCCGAGGCACGTCACCCGGCGCAGCGCGTAGTCACTCTGAAATGCGGCAGCGACAAAGGTTGTAGCGTCCGCTGGGGTAGTGACTTCTAACAAAGAGCGGCAGGCACCGAAATTCCCAACTTGCCCGTTGACAGCCTTGATGTGGACGCGCTCGAGGGATTGCGCCTGATTCGCAGCAGTCATATCAAAATTTACCCGCCGCACTGCTGTATTTGCGATGGGATAATCGGCTCTTTGCGTCGTCCCTTTCGGTGTTGCGATTGCGTGGAGATTGGCGCACTGATAAAATGTTTGGGATATCGCGGAACTAAAAGCCACTGTCACGGCGCGTATATGTGTAGCTTGTTCGAACGTTCTCAACGGTTCGAAAAGCACGCCAGATGGGACAGCTGCGCTCTTGAGCCGAGCGGCGCCAAAAAATGCACGTTCCGTCACTCGAGTCACTCTCTCACCGATTTCTACTTTTGCAAGCATCGCGCAGCGGCCACTATCGGTTTCGTCGTTTGCAATCAGCATTCGACCGTTTGTGCCGTTCCCAAACCGCATTGTCGTACCCTCTTTGACACTCATCGTGATCACGTATGAGCCGCTGGCTGCGTACACATGCCGATGCTCAATCCAGGAATCTGCGTTTTTTGTTTCCGGTGTTGTGCCGTCGCCCCAGTCTACGGTCGTGGCGTTTCTTGTGCTCTGCCAATAATTGAGGACAAAATCGTCCCACGTCTCGGTGTCCACGTCGACGTAGAGCCTTGTCTTGCCGTCGTCGGTAATGTACAGCGCGCCGATATCGAGCTCACGGCCTGCGTCCTTGATGTCTTGGAGCGTCCAGTTCCAGCCCTGACAAATTAAGCCATCATGCGAGGGAAGGGGCGGCAGCTCGGTCTTTGTGGCCAGCTCGGCGAGTGTCCAGCTGTAAAGCAGTGCCCCGTCATAGTCCCAGAAATTGATGTCCGACTCCTTGGGCGGGGCGGTGTCTAACGTGCCGGTGATCTTCGCGCCCGAAGCGTCGTGCGCCGTCACGCCGGATTTGAGCGTCGCGGGGGTGACGGTGTCCTCGGTCAGGTCGATGAGCGTCTCCCCGGCGTACACGACCTTGTTTTTTGCGGTCTCAGCTCCGGAAATCTCAGGTGCCGCCATACGCTCACGCTCCTGCCTTCTTGCCGATGGTGACGGTCACGCCGCCGGCGGCATTAGGTGTCTCGTTGTAGTAGATGGCCGCCATGTCGACCTGCGACATGTAATCGTAGCCGGGGTCCGGCAAAATCGTCTGCGCGGTCGTCAGCGGCTCAACGGACTTGGTCTGCGCCTTGATGGCCTCGCCGCTGTACGTGCCTGTCACGCCGAGGATCGTCACGCCCGCCTTGATGTTCCCGGCAATGATCTTCGCAGCCTCTGTGGGGTCGATGGCGACCTTGCCGGAGCCGTCGTGGTATCCGATGGGGACGATGTACTCGCCCTTGACCGTCGTGATCTTCGCGGCCACCGCGCCGTTGTTCGGCATTTCGCCGGTGATCAGGCTGCCGCGCGCGCCCGCCGTCTTGCCGAAGAGGATTTCCGAGGCCTTGACGGTCGCGCCGGACGTGTCGAGGTCAAATTCGCACGTGCCGGTGTGGAGCTCACCGTCCGAGCCGTGGTATTTAAAGCCAAGCAGGACTTTGCCGGGCTCTACCGTGTCGGCGGTCAGGTCTAACAGCACCTCGCCGCCATAGATAAATTTACTTCTTCCCAAAATTTACACCTCCGATGCAATGTAGACCGTCGTGCCGGTCTCGTTGGATACCTCATAGTAGGGGACTTTTGTGACGGTCACATCGTCCGCCAGCAGCTTGTTTTTCGTCGGCAAAACAACCGGCTCAAATGCCTTCGGCACGACCTCGTAGTCCCCTTCATACGCCTCGCCGCCCTGATAGACCACCTTTGCGGGCTCAATCCGCATCCGAATCTCCGGCTGCGAAAGCACCATTTTAAGCATATCCCGCCTCCTTTAGGAAGCTCTTCACGTCCACCTGAACGATCTCCGCCGCCTGCTTATTCCCGTCTGCGTCGGTCAGCGCGCATTGCAGACTCACCGCACCCGGGCGCAGGCGCATCGCGTCTTCGTACGGGATTTTTACCAGCAGGTGCGTTTCATCAACGACTACCGGCGTGTACTGAAAGAACTGGCAGGCCTGTTTTACGTAAAATTCCAGTTTTGTCACCTTTGTCAGATCGGTTCCCTCTACTTCCACCGATAAAGCGTTTGCAATTTTCTGAAACACTTAATCACCCCCCGCTCTGCTGTGATTCAAATACATCCAGCTCGTTCTTTGCTTTGATGAACGTCGTCGTGTCGTCCGAAAGCGAGATGGTAGGCAGGAGGCGCGTATCAGTCGAATAGTCGTGATATGCGATAGACCCACCCATAATGGCATATGCAGTATCGCCGACGAACAAAAGGTGTTGTGGAATCGCCCCGCTCGGAAGCATCGCTTCGTTCACAACCGCAGTTGGGTCGGCTGTTGTCCATGTGTGCCACTTATTGGCAAATGCCAAGAGCGTGGTGCTCGCTGCGATTGCACATGATTCTCCATTGTTTTCATACCCACTGTTATTTCCGACAATCTGGTATTCCCAGTTTGTAAGGTCGACGGATGATGCAAGCACCACGATACCGTTATTGCTATATGTTGAGGCTCCATCAATAAGCGTGTAATACTTCCCATTCATGAAGCAAACCGCTGACATTGCGTTTGCTCCATTTGCAATTTTTGTAATTTGCTGTTCTTTCAGCGTAAAGGAAAAACCGCTTGCATCACTGCTTACTGCCACTGAAAGTGTTGTAGATGTCCCGGACGAATCATAACTTCCAACTCCGCACAACACCCAATTTCCATTTACATGCGCGAAAGATACATTGGTGAAGTAGTACTCAGGGAATTGATTAATTCTTGTGCCTTGCCAAGAACTAATGGTCTCCGGCGTTTCCGTATGATAAATTGTCGTTCCGAAAGATCCGGGAATCGCCCACGCAAAAACTCCATCATACGCATCCAGCCCGTAGATAGTCATATAATTCCAGCTGTCGCTTTCATGGTCTTCCAAATTGCTCCACACGCTACTACCAGCCTCGCAATACAGCCTGCCAAGCTTTGTTCCCCCATACGGGCCTGACGGGAAAATTATTAAGCATCTGCTATCTGTACATGCGATATGCAGTCTTGGTGACGATGCGTTTGCAATTTGTGTTGTTACGGTATACTCTTCCGTCCACGTTCCAGTTAATTCCGTCGCGCTCAGAATTGATATTACAGAGTTATAAGTATTTGACCCTGCTGACGTCAGTGTTTTTCGAACCGCAACTATCCAGCGCCCATCAAAATATACAGCCTTGCTTACCGAATGTATATGCCCTGATACCGGGAACGACACTCCATCCCACACAACACCTTCGTCTGAAATTCCGCGCAGCAGTTGACACAGCTGCGGATACTCCGTAAATGTCACCTGCGACCCGTCGCACTTCAACCACGCATCCCCCAAACTCTGCGCTGGGCTCGTCCGGATGGTGCCGATGGGTACGATGCGGTCGACCATGTGCCGGAATGCGTCGTCGACAAGCGGGTTCGCATACGGCAATCTGAGAAAGCGTCCCGTGGAATCTTGGAGCATTGTGCGCGTATTAAATGGCGTGCCGGTATCGTCCGGGTCGTCTGCACGCGTCATGTCGTAAGTATCTGTCTGTCCGGCAACGGGCTTGAGCTTTACCCGCCCCGGAAATTTTGGAGTTCGGTCTTTCATGTTATCCCCCCATGTCTCCTGCGTATAGTTCCTCGTCCGCGTAAACCCAGCCGACCTCCCGGCTCTCCAACACATCATCTACGGCGATGATCGTCTTTTCGATGTTGTTCGCGCCTTCCCAGTCTAGGTCGTTGATTTTTGCCGGAGGGCGCGGGGCAGGATTGACAACTGCGTCGTATACGGCGTTCGCGGATTCGATATAAGCGTCCATAACGTCTTTGTCGAGCACTTCGTCAGAACCATAATCCTCCCGCACTTCTGCCGGAACGTCGATGCAGTGCGTTCTAAGCCGGTCACGGATGGTGATAAGCGCCGTGCCGACGCGGTTCAGGTCAGACGCTTTGTAAGAGCCTTTCAAGCCAGCTTCAAATTCTGCCTTTTCCTGCTCCGTGAAGCCGCTCCACAGCTTCTTGTAAAGCTTCTCAGCATAGGAAGCGTCAGCCTGCGTCCGGTCTGTAATCAAGGTTTTCATAATTCTCATGCGGAAGCCCCCGTTCCGACGATGTCGCACTCAGCCGCCGCGATGCCGCTCAGTTTGATGGTCATGCTCGTTATCGTCCCGGTAATGTGGTCATCCCACGGAGTTGTGGTGTCTACATAGTCCCCGGGAAGCTCCTTGTCCATGACGATCTGAACGCTGTGCGTCTGCCGCCGCATATAATAGTCAAAGACGTGCTGCGTCACCGCTGCAACGTTCGAGGTATTTACCAGTGTCGCGTCCTTGACCTCTATGACGTTCGGCTTGGTCGAGGCCGTGACGTTCGGATTTGTCTTGGTCGTTACCGCTTCCGTGTGGTAGTAGGTCTTGCCGTCCACTTTGACGGTATCGCTTCCGCTTCCGGACGTGCTGTACGTGTGCGCGGTAACTCTTACCTCGGTCACGATGGCAGACTGGCTGACTTCGCCGCCGACGTAGAGCCGGTTCATAGGAATCACCGTCGGTGTTTCCTCAGACAGCCTCCATACCTTCACGTTTCCTGTTCCGCTGGTGTCCACCACAGCTCGAAGCGCAAACGCCACCTGCTGCAAAGCTTCCCTTCGCGTGCAATCAGGAATGTATCCTGTTAGTTTCTCGGTCTGTAGTTCCTCCGAAAGCTCTAAGACAAAATACCCGCCGAGGATGCTTTCTAAAACCGTTTTCGCGTTGGCGTTGGAATAAACAACAGCCGGGAATGGGTCTTCGTCCAGAATTCCCAAAGCGTCGATGCAGGAAACGTTGTATACGTTTTTGCTTACGCGGGTAGATTCATCGATGTAAAACGTGCCGATTTTCGTCTTTCCGTTGTACGCATAAACAGGCTGCTTCTCTTGGAAGATAAAATCAATATCTTCCATGCTGTCCAGCGTGAAGTCCAGCGTGTTAATCGCCAGCTCGTCGGATATGATGTTCAGCTCTTCGGTTGCCTCAACGCTCCGAAGCTCCCGCCGCTCGAACTCTCGAACAATGCCGAAAAGGATGAGGGATATCTTGATCGGTCGGTTTGGCAGATTTGTTTTGTTGAACTGAATCTTGATTTTGTTGTACAGCTCGACTGTTCTTTCGCAGAAGTAGTTTCCGGAGTTTGGAAAGAACTTCTGCGCGGCAAGTTCTGTGCTCCCGTTGTACCATGAGAGATCGAGGTCGCTGCAATAGTCCCCGGTTTCCCCGTCAAATTTGAAGTAGATGCCGAGGGATGTAAACTGCCCGTCAAGGGATATCTCAATGGTAGGCGGTGTTTGGAACGTACAGTCTGCTCCGCTCCGAGGTGTCGACCAGAAGCCGACCGGCTCAGCTTTTGGCTTGATCTTTCGCGTGCCGTTCAGCACCCATTGATTCTGCTCCGTCGTTGCCACTGGCCCCTCGAATGCCCCGAAGGGCAGCAGCGAGGTTTTTGAAATACCCATAGCCTCGCTTGCTGTCACACTCGCGGCCGCCGCAGAACCAACCGCAACGTCCTCATACACAACTTTTACACTCATAGCGGGGTCCTCTTCGGCTTCATCGCAACAAAATTAAATGTAAGGTTTCCCCATTCGTTTCTCTGCCCGTAAGCGGTCAAAAGCTCATCGTCTCCGTTTGCCACATACGCATCGAAGGTCAATGTTCCTTGTGCATACGGAACGGTGAGGGAATGGCTGTCGACCGGCGCTGAAATCGCTTCATAGAACCTGTCGTATTCCGCCGGGTCAGTCCCAACCGGGTCAAGCTCCACGCTGTAGTTGTAAAACGTGCCGATGATGTCGCGCACCATCGCGCCGGTCATCACGCGCCCCGCATTATCGCCGTCCAGAACCGCAAAAGAGCGTTTCAGACTGGTTACATGCAGGTTCGGATACGCCGTGCCGTCGAGGGTCAAAACACTCGTCATGCTTTCACCCCCGCCAGCCTTACGCCTACACGCTGCGTCTCTTCGTTGTTCGCCTTATAGACAGCCCGTGCAAACTCTCTGCCGTTGAGCTGCAAGATGATCGTCTGCGACCGTCCGCCGGATTCGTTCATAGCCTGTTTGAATGCCTGCACCATTGTCTCAAGCGGCGTTTCGATGTTCGTTCCGCTTTTCTGGTCACCGAGGACTGCCATGAACTCCCGGTTCGGCGGGATGACCGCACCTTCTGCCAGTCTCGGAAGCGCAACCTGACTGACGAGCGGAATGCTGATGCCGAAGGACTTGCCGCCGATGATGGGAACCCAGTCCGGAATCTCAAAGTGGATGGTATTCAAAGCGGAAATCAGAAGATTGATACCGTCGATAATGAAGTTGATCGCTGCCTCAATGATGGCAACAATGTTATTCCAGATCCCCTTGAATATCTCGGTGACACCTTCCCATGCTTTCGTCCAGTCTCCGGTAAATACACCAACAATGAAGTCAATGACACCCTTCAAGATGTCCTTGATGTTTTTGCATACATCTGAGACAAATTTCCCATATGTTTGAAATATTGATGCAAGCAGTGGGCTCTTGGATTGCAGCCATGTGATAAACATGTTCCACGCATCCTTGATAGAGTTTACAATCGCGTTCCACGTCTGCTTCATTCCTTCCCAAATCTGCTTAATGCCTTCCACAGCAAGCTTCATGTCTCCGGTGAATACGCCCTTGAAGAATTTCCCGAAACCGTCTATAATATTTTTTAAGCCTTGAATCAGTTCTTCTCCATGTCCGGTGAAGGACACAAGCGCAACCAGCGCGGCGAGGAAACCTGCAATCAGAAGGGGAATCCAGCTACCCGTCAGAAGCGAAATGCCGATACCGGCGGCAAGTAGCCCAGCGATGATCGTAAGCGTATTGACCAAATTAAAGCCGTTTTCGATAACATCCTTAATGCCGACAACCAGCATAGCAAGACCGCCTACAACGAGTGCAATTCCTGCCGCGATCGGCCCAAAGGCGATTGCAAGTCCAACGGCAAGCGCGGCAAGACCTGCCAACATCCCGAGGAAGTTTTGTAAATCGATTCCATTGTTCCAAGCATCCAGCCAGAAGTATACAAGCGCAAACGCACCGGCAACAGCAAGGGCGATACCCCAAATCTTGCGCAGGTCGTTCGTGAATAAACTCGCGATTTTCCATGCCAGAAGCCCAGCTGCAATCGCGCCTACCAAGCCAAGAATATCATGGAGCTTATCCTCTGCCATATCGAGATTCGAGAAGTCCGGCGCGATCTCCGTTGATGCCGCGCCGCCGCCTCCGCCAGCGCCAGACGCTGTGTTGTCTGTAAGCTGGTTAATCTCGTCAAAGCTTGCCATGCTTTTACTTGCATCCTTTGCTGCCGCCCCAACGCCTTCCAATGCCTTCTGCTCGTCATTCAGCCCTTGTGCCGCTGATTTCTGCGAAGACCAGCTTTTCCCGGACAGCATACCGAAGAACTTTGCAATCGCTGTGACAACCTGTGTCAGAATGTTCACAAGCTTCACGAAAACAGGAATCACGACTTGAAGAATCGGCTGCGCGAGTGTCAGAAGCGCCGCCTTGAGCCGCGCCACAGCTGCGCGTGCTTCGTCGTTCTTCATAATGGTTTTTCCAAGCCATGTTCTAAGACTTTGCAGCGCTCGAGTAATCAAGGAGAATACCAGAACGCGCTTAAAAAGCCCGGAAACACGCTTGCTGAACGTGTTCATGCTGTCGGAAACCTTCTTCGCGGCGGTCTCCATTCGCTCTGTTGCGCCGCTTGCGTTTGTGATTTGCTCCGTGAGTTCTCCGGCTTTTTGCTTCGCAGCGTCCAACGCGGAAGTCTGCGCGATCACTTTGTCCGTGATTTTTGCATATTTCCCGTCTAAACTCTCAACGATCTTGTCTTGCTCTTTTAAGATTGCTTCCTGATCTTTGATTTGCGCCGCAACTTCCGTCTGCCGTCCGTATGCTGTGATATAAGCCTCCGGAGACGCAGCCACCTCACCGGACGTGATCTGCCGAAGCCGCTCGGATTCCGCCCGCAAAGATTTCAGCGCATTTTCTGCCTGTTTTGCAGATTCTTTCGCCGCGTCAAGCTGAGATTTCAGACCGCTCTGCTCTCCTGTGCTTTTTTTCAACTCGGCTTCCATCTTGTCTATTTTCGCCGTCAGTTTATCAAGCTCCTTCTGCGCGTTTTTTGCGTCAACCTCCGCTTGAACAACGATTCTTCCATCTGCCATTTTCTCACCACCTTATTTTGAAATGCCCCATGCGGCGAGAACGTCTTTCTCTGCCTCTGTGTATGTAACTTTCAGGTCGATCATATCCCTGTTCTTTCGGTAGAACTCCCGTTCCTGCTTATCCAGAGGCTTCCCGTGCGCCTTTTTGTCTCGAATACGAACCACTTGCGCAAACAGGCAGTCTCCGATTTCCTGATAGAACGACAGGAACGACCACCAGTGCAGATACTCGAGCGCCCGAACCTCGCACCCGGCGATTCTGTTCACGGGGGCAATAATCATGTCGAAATCCTGCTCCCACGACATCAGCACGGGTTCTCGCTTCTTTTCTTTGCGTTCTTCTCCACGGTCTATAAACCGGAAGCACTGGTTCAAAGCTTCTTGATAGTCTCTGGCTGGAATTTCCTCAAAGTCAGGATAGAAGATTCGCAAGGATGCCTCCGCCTTGTCCTGCTCGTCCAGCTCGCTATCAACAAGGGCGGTGAGGATATCCAACACCGCCCGATAGTCAGACCGGATTTCGTATTCTGTTCCGTTTACGTTGACCGATGTCGGTAAAGACCAGATTACTTTTTCCATCTTTCCATATATTTCTTGATTCTCGGGTTCGTTGCCTTCTGTTCTCTCGCAAAGGTAGTGTCGATTTGGTCGATGATGCCGAGCATCAGATTGCTCCATGCAGGCAAACCGTCAGCCAGTGCGAGGACGTTCATAGAGCCGAAAAGAGGCGTGCAAAGCGGAACCCCGAAAAGGCTGTCGATCGTATCGCGCATTTCGTTACTTTCCCGACGCGCAATCTCAAAGATTTCTTTTTTGTTCGCGTTCTTTTCCACTTCTGCCTGATATTTCCGCTGACGATCTTCCAATCCGTTGAACACGTCAAAAATTTTCTCTACAATTTCTGCGTCTGTCGGGTTGAACTCGAGCGTTACTTTGTCGTTGATGTTGATTTTTTCAACGCCAGTTGCAATCTTGATGTCCGCCATCTATCGTCCCTCCTTATGCCGCTTCCGGCGTAAACGTGATTTCTCCGTTGGAACCAACCGCCGCAGTGCCGGTGATTCTCTCGCCGCCCGGCGTTACCGTAAGCGGCATACCTACGAAGCCGCCGCCTTCGCCGCCAAGACCTGTCGCCTCGATTGCAGCACCCTTGTATCTCTCCGCGAAAACAGCCGTTTTCTTCGTGCCTGCGTAATGATGCACGATAAGAATGTCCTGATTCGCCAGAGCCGCCGCGTTCTGTTCCTTAACAGCGAGGTTCCAGACATGCGTAAGCGCAACATCTCCGGCATCGAGTTCGCACGGTTCAAAGTCCTGCGTGATGATGGGCTTCTTCATCGTGGTTCTGGTCTTTCCGAGAATATCCTTGTCGGACTTCTTCTGCCAGTCGTATTCCATGCTGGAATCCGTGACGCGCGTCCCAAGCGGCGACCACACGGCGGCGGAATCAGTGCCCGTATTCACAAAAAGAATCAAAAGTTCTCTGTCTACAGGCTGCCCAGAAACGGTGTTAAAGGTCATATCTGCCATAGTTAAATCACCTCATATTTCATCTTCATTAAAATTTGATGGTCTTCCCATCCGTCCTGATACACGGCAAATACCGCCGCGCGGCTGACCGCTTCCATGCGACGGACACGGACGCCATCTCCAAGAGACGGATAATTCTTCATCGCCCAATCCCCGAAGCGGTTCAGTACCGCATCAGCTTTCAGGCGCTTGTCGTTACTCCCGCCCGGCTTGATACGGGCTATGATTTTGAACTGGTATTCTGCCTCATGCCCACCGAGTAAGTACCTTCTTGTGATGTACGCGCCTTGAATCACGGACAGAGCCACGCTAGCAGAATCGGCGGTGAGGAACTCATAATTGATGGTTGCAGCCGGGAGATCGTCATCCGAAAACGAGTTTACCCAGACCATCATCTTTCTGGATATGTCCTGTTCTTCCTCGGAAGAAACAAGCTTTTTTTCTTTCTCAGAGCCCATTTTTCACCGCCTTATCTGCAACTCGAATCCATTTGTCAAGGTTCTCAGCCTTTGAAGCCTCGAACCAGTGTGATTGTGCCTGCTCGTGTCCGGATGTCGTGAACACAAGGTTTTTGTCCGTCAGAACCTTCGTCCCGCCCTTTGGCGCGTATGTGCTGCCCGTCTCCGGGTCAACCATGACTTTTCCGTAATACAGGAATCTTGCATACGGTCCCGGATAGATGATCGCATTACCAACCACCTGTGTTCTCTGGTCGAGAGAGCCCGTCAGGAACGGCACGTACGGGCTTGTGTCCTTTTCTACCTGTACAGCAACAATGTGTTCGGCTTTTGTGCAAGCCCGCGCTATAGCCTCCTGAAGCTCGTCAAAGCCGTCGGTTTTCACACTGAATTTCAGCATCACGTGCCTCCGACCTGCCAGTGCTGCATAGAAGGGCTGCCGAAGTCCTTCATGTCCACCTTTGTCACTTTGTACACATCATCGTAAAGCATCTCAATCTGTTCTTCCGTCTTGTCCGGCTCGACTACTTCACCCTTCACAAAGAAGGTTGTGCCGCCGTTGCCGTCCGTGGAAAGCGTCCAAATCTTGCTTTTATCAGTTGCGCGCCAAAATTCCTGCGGTCCGACGTATCGCTTCTCCGTTCCTGTCACACCGTCTACGGCAGCCACAGAGAACGGAATGTACAGATTCACCGCGTCGGCTCCTTCAAGCCCGCTCGCGCGGACATTGGCAGCTTTCGATGCTTGGAGCATTACGCCGCGAATCACCGTGATATAGCGCTTCTGCGTGTCATTAAAATTCTGGTCTTGCTCCTGCGTGACGTTGTAGATTGTTACGGTGTGGGGGGCGTACATGCAAAACACCTGCCTCTGTAGAGAAGCCCGGTATGGGCTAGATATTCACGCGCTACGCTTGCAAGAGCCTTCTTCGCCTCCGAAGCCGCTTTCAATGCAGACACGGAAGAATCACCGCCGCTGCGAAGCGTCCGGGAATAGCCGCCCACAGTCTCGCTCTGCAATTCTCCTTCGTCAGATGCAAGCCCGGCGGACACATTCTTTCTGGCAAGCTCCTGTGCCGTGTCGATCAGCATATACTGGTCGACTAAGGCACAGCAGCACATTTTTACAGCATCCAGCTCCGCAAAATCCTTTACTCGGTTTTGCGTGTAGTAGTCAAGGAAGGAGCTGGCGCGTGTCGCCAATCTGCAAAAACTATCCGCGTCTACAGTTCCTATGTAAGTGTCGCAGTAGTATTCATAATCAGCGTAGATCATCACTCCACCCCTTCCAGAACAGCCAGAATTTCAGCCTTTTTCATGGAACTGTTGACCCCTTCCACCCCGTTTTCCTCAGCATAATCGAGAAGCTGCGCTTTCGTCATGCCGGAAAACGTGGGCGGTTCAGGGGCAGGCGCTCTCAACAGTTCATTTAACCCCCCGCCGAGATCGTGCCGACTACGATGCCGTCCATGCGCTCTGCGAACAGCACCATACCGTTGATAACGGTATCGGAGGCGGTCATGTTGGTGTAGTCCGGCTCCTCGTGGATGCCGATATACCCGGTTGCGTCGGTGGTGAAGTCGAACACTTCGCCAAGATCTGCGCCGTTCACGGGAATGTAATACAGAACAATGTTGTCCTTTGCCGTGGCATAGATCTTGCCCTTCGGAACACTGGAATTGAAGATCACAGTGCCAAGACCGAGGAAGTTCTCCACGTAGGTCATGCCGAAAGCGGTCTGCAAGGTGATGTTCGCTGTTGCGAGGTAGTCAGCCACATCGAGGGGGTTCATGAAATAAACCGCGCCGATCTCGTCATCCTCAAACAGCACCTGGAGCTGCCCCCATGCCTGCGCAAGAGCCGCCTGGAAGGTCGCGCCCGTTGCCGTTCCTGTGCCGGTGGCGAGGAACTCAAAGAAGTCCTTCCGGATGCCCTTCTGCACGTCCTTGAGCATTTCGTCTGTGGTCATTTCTACCGCCTGATCGTAGCCGCGGTCTGTGATTGCCTCGGCAGAGGTAGCCTTACGCCACTTCTTGAGCGTGATCTCCTTATAGTTCACAGCCTCGGTCTTGTACTTGCTCAGGGGAATGGTTTCACCTTCCGCCACGGCGCCATCTTCCAGCGTGCCGGTAGCCTTGTAGCTCTTGAGCACAGTGCCAGCCTGCTTTGCGATTTTGCGGGTAACGCCAAGAGCCTCCATCAGCTTCTTGATGGAATAGCCGAACATTTCGGTAAATTCGATCTCGCGAACTCGCGCAAGATCAGCTTTTTTAATCAGCTTAGGATCAACAGCCATAGTTAATCTTCCTTTCTAAACAAATCCATATTTGCGGCGATTGCAGCGCGCCGCTCCGCTCTGTCAGTGATTTGCATGATCTCGTCTTTCGTCATCGCCTTGCCGCCGTCGTTGAGACGTGCGCCCATGTCCACACGAACAGAAGGTTTGGAAACAAGTCCTTTATAAGTTCCTTCGATAAGTGCATCGAGGCTCTTTGTGTCCTTGATTTTCTCACCGTCCATCTCCAATGCGGTCATTTCCTCGCCGCAGCCGCGCATGGCAAGATCGAGATTTGCGCCTGTGATATTTTTGCTTTCAAAGTAAGCCCGAACAGCCTTTTCCTTTGCCGCCTTGCTTTCCTTTGCTGTGATGCCGGATTTATAAGCCTCGAAGTCCGAGTGTTCCTTTTCGTACTTCTCCTTATATCCGTCATCGCCCGCCGCCTTGAGGTCGTCCAACTGTTTTTGAACGTCGGGCAGTTTCTCCGCATCAGACTTGTACTTGCTGACATCAGCCTTCAAGCCGTCTACGGTATCGGTATGTGCTTCAATGATGGTGTCCACCTGTTCGTCGGTGAGTCCCATGCCTTTCAGTAATTTTCTGGTCAATGCCATTTCTATCTTCCTTTCCTTTGTCCGCAGTTCATCGCGGCGATAGATTGTATAAAAACCGCAGTGCTTCGCGGGTTTTACCTGTAAATTATTTGTAGAAAACTTTTGTTCTTTCTGGTTGCTCCGGCAATCCTGCCGCCTTGCTGAACCTGCTATATTCTGCGTTCAGCCGCCGAAGCTTTATGTTCGCGACGGTCGCGTCCTCGGAAAGACCAGCTTCTTTGTATGCGTTTCTAAGCTTCTTCTGCGCGCGGATTTGCCGTTCTATTCGGCGTTGCATCTGCGTCGCTTCATAGGCTGTGTAAGTCTTTCCGTCAAACGTGCAGCCAAGACCATCGTCGATATGCTCAAGCTGTTCATCGGTGTAAGTCCGCTCCGAAACTCCCGGAACATATGGGTATTTGTGATGCCTACAGTTTGCGCCTGTCAGACCGTCAACATATCCGTAACCGGTCGTTTCCACAAGGTCATCGTAAAGCCCCAGCGGGTCAGGTTCGCCGCTTTCACTCTGGTAATAGACTTTTCCTTGCCAGTCTTTGTGGCTTGACCACGGCGACGCACCCGGCTTGTCACGCGCCCCAGAGTGCGCAGACACTTCAAAGTATCTCGTGTCAAGGTACTCTGCGCTTTGGTTCGTGTACTGGTCGCAGATCTGATTCACGCCGGTCATGACAGCTCTCCGAACAGCAACGTCGATGTTGTCAACGTGTCCGCTTTCGTAGTTCACGACTTTCAGCCCGCCTGCAAGCTGTTGCACCGCAGACTTAATCGCCTGATTGTAGCTGATTGCCCCGCTCTGAATCTGCATAACAGCAGAATCCAACGCCCACTGATACGCACGAGCGGGCGGAAGCATCGTCCTGCCTTTGTCCACCAAAAATCCCATAGACTGTGTGATGTTATGAAATTCATCAAGCGTCTGCGCTCGGATTGCCTCAATAACAGAAGCGTCAACCAGTGTCTCAGGTTGTGTAAGCCCCGCCATGTCGATGATATCGGTATAATACTTCTTGTTTCTGGCAATAACGTCACCGAAAAGCTCCTTGAGCTTCTTCTCGCTAATTCCAGAGGTCTTGCGGATTGCTTTTTCAATCTCCTTCGTGTCGATACCATGCGAACGAAGCGCCCGGATTGCCTGAACAGTCACTTCGTTCAGCTGGTCTTTCAGCGCAAGCCTACTACATATCTCATCGAGGAGCGTATCTTCCAAGCCTCGGAACAATTCTGCCAGTTCTTCTGGGAGTGCGTCTAAAATGGCAGGTGAGAACGGATACTTTTTCACCGTCCATCACCTCACTCTATCTCGTTCTCAGGCTCTTTAACCATGTCCTTTGCCTTTGGGAGTGCAGCCTTTGCGGTCGCCTCGTCCTCGTTCATCCAGCGCATGCGGAACTCCCAGTCATTCATAATGCCTGCGCTGAGAAGCTGCATATCGCGCAGGAAGTCCGTCTGCTTGTCCTCGATGATAGAATCGTCAAAGTCAACGGAAATCTGTACTTCCTCATTCAGGCCAGCTTCCATGTACCTGTTCCCCATGCGGAGCAGCGTCCTGCAAAGCTCTGTGATTGCCTGTTCAAGCAAAATCTCATGCTTCTTGATCGTCCGGAACATGGTGCTGTTCTCGCTGATAACCTGCGTCGCTGTAGCAATACTTCCCTGATCGAACTTGTAATGATTTTCACCGAAGCCGCACTTGCTGGAAAGAATATTCAACATATCCTGCATTCCGGTGTTGAACTCCTCGGTACGAAGCGTCATGTCAACAGACTGCAAGATATTCCCGTTGTTTTCCCTGTCTTCTGGGAGGACGTAATACACAGTCTCACGCTTATCAAAGACCGGCCTGCCGTTCACGTCCCGAGTTGCTTCTGGCTGCACCACGATGCGCTTTTTACCGAGTACAAACTCATTCACGTAGCTGTCATATGTAATATCAACGCTCTTGAGCTGGTCGATGGCATATGCAAACACAGCAACACCAAGTGGGTTATTTTCATCGGTGTTCGCGATATTCAGCCTGTCAATGACAAACTGCGGCTTGTCACTCCCTGTGTGTACAACAGGCGGGATTGTTTCAAAGCCCTTTACACTGGTCAGCGGGACTTCGTCGGAATCATACAAATGGTTCTCGATGTCGTACTCGCCGCCGTTCAGCCTGTGAACTTGAATGTATGTGTACTCTGTGTCGTCCACCTTTTTTGTGGAAGCGAACGCACACTCTCTGATGATTCCATTGTCCCATGTCAGGGGATAAATGTTCGTCGCGCTGACGTAGTTGATACGGATACGACCGGAATCAACGATTTCGGAAGTGTACGGGTTTATGGACATTCCCTCGATGGCCGGAACATACGCGACAGTGCCAAGTGCAGCTTTGCGCTCCTGTGATTCGTTCGCCTTGACCTCCCAGTTGTTTTCCGAGAGAATCATGTCTACGAACTCCTGCTCCTTCTTCCCCTCGAGCGTGATGTTTACCCGCTCGTTCATCAGAAGGTTTGCCCAGTCCTCGCATACCTTTTTCGCCATGCTTACGGAATATCTGTGGCATTCCAATTCTTCAATGCCATTCCATACCGTGTAACTGTGGAAGTCCTCGACATTCCCTTTGTACCAGTCTCCCCACACTCCGATCAGCTTGTAGAAATCAAGATCAACGGTATCGAATCCCAGCTCCTTTAATGCTCTGCGTATGTTCACTCTTTCACCGTCCTATCGTATGCCCGGCGCGTTCCAGGTCTTTGTAATAAGGCTCTATGCTGTACTCAAACGCATCGAGGCTGTCAATATCGGATGTCCCATCGTCAAGGCGCTCGTCCTCGAACTTATCCGGGTCATAAATTGCTGATTGAAACGCATCGATCAAATGTGGGCAGTTCCGCGAAACCTTGAGCCTACCTTGCTTCATCAGGAGCACGACAAGCCGTATTCTGTCTGTGATCTGCATTTTCAGCGCGTTCTTGACTTGTGTCCCAAGATTCTGCTTCTGTGCCGTATGATCTAGCCCACGAATCAAAACCGTTTCCGCGCTGTCTGCCCGCGTCTGGCTGTATCCGTATTTCGATGTTATCAGCTTGCAAAACGTAGCAAACCGCCTGTTCAGCGCGTCAGGGTCTATCTCTTCGTTCTTGATGTATTCTTCTTCCAATGCCACAACTCGATAGTCCTTCGTGATTCCAGTCGCTTGAAACTTTGTTGCAGACTTCGTGCCGCCGAAGTCAACGCCAATGGAAATAACGGAGAACCTTGTATTTTTTTCCCTTGCCCATTTGAGAGGGTCATCAATCAGATACTTTTCTGTGTCGTTGGCAAAGTCCTTGTAAACAATACCCTCCGCAGCTACCCACAGTCCGCGAACATAGCGGTCGTAGAATATCCCGGCGTACATGTTTTCATAGCGCTCAAGCGTCCTTTCGCTCAAGCCGGGGTTATCCCGCATCTCAAAATGTAGGTAGAGCGTGTTCCGTTCCCTGTGCCGCTTTATCCATTCCTGATAAAACCAGTGGTGCGGACTGCCAGGATTACAAGAGAACCACAGCTTCGCGCCGTCCACAGAGCATCGTGCAAGCGCCTGTTCCACAAAAGAGCGGGGCATAAGCACCACCTCGTCCAGCAGCACACCAGCTAACGTTCTACCTTGAATCAGCGTATAGCTTGCCTCGTCCTTGCCGCCGAACACCTCAAAGTAGTTCGTCACAGCGCCGCGCCGCACTTCCATGACCTTATCGCCACGCCGCCAGCGGATGATATAATGCTCTTTCGCTAAGCTCATCGCCGTAAACGGTACAATGATGTTCTTTGTGCAGCTATCAACCGTGCGGCCACACACACCAAAGCGCTGCCCGCTGAAATTCTCCATCGCCCATCGCACAAACGCCCACATCATGATTGAGGTCTTACCGGAACGCACAGCGCCGTCGCAGATCAGCGCGTCATACTTGGAATATGGGAAAGCAAGAATTTTCTGTTGCTTTGGGCTAATCATCGCTCCCCAACCCTTCTGCCATTTCACGCAAGCTCTGACTCAGAGCGTCTTCCTTAATCGTATCTGATGGATTCCCCCCAATCATCGCCCATTTGTCAATCAGCGTCCCCATTGCCGTTGTGATCTGGCTCAGGTTTGCAGCCGCGAGCTTGTCAGGGTCATTTAGCATCTCAAGCCCTTTCCCGATGAAAGAACATACAAGCTCTTTTCGGGAATCCATGTACGCGAGAATATCTGCTGTGTTTTCCTCTTTTTTTCGTCTGCACATCTCTGCAATATCTGCATTATTGTGCACAATCTTCTTTACAGTGTTCGGGGAGCAGCCGTTAAGCTTCGCCACAGCGTTACAGCTTCCGAGCTGGGCATAGTCGGCAACTATTTTCTTTTTTTGCCGATCTGTCAACCTCGCAGCCATAATCACCACCTCGAAATAGTTATCCTTTTCACGCTCCACCGGATTGCGGTTTCCGGTGGAGCTAAGAAAAAGGAGGTTCCGCAGTACGCTGCGTAGCCGTAAGAAGGATGAAAGCGCAGAGGATACACCTCTACGCTCTCAACGATACACTATGTTTAAGGCTCTCTTACGCAAACTTTTGAATATAAACCACGTTTTTCTGCCACCAAGTAGATAAACTGCCTATGCCATTCTTGAGCGGTACGCTCCGAAACATATACCACCATAGCAGCGCCCTGTAAGGTGTGTGTGCGCTTCCAAAGGACCAAATCTATGAGTCGGAGGCGTTCCGACCCGTCGATAAGCTGTTTTGTTTCCTCAATTGCAGCTTCGACAGCAGAGATTTCCTCGCGCGTCATAAGCGTACCGCCCTTGTAGCTTCGTACCATCCATTTTGCGTAGCCCCACCACCCATAGCGTGGTTTGCTCACCGTATCAGCCCCCTTACTCTGTTCCGCCCAATATTTTCTTGATATCCTCTGCATTGATTCTGACAATATCCATTACAACGTCGCTCATAATGTTAGCGGCAAAAATAGCCTTGTCTTGCCCTGTCGCGTTGAAATATCCCGTCTTCGTTGTCCCATCTTCAGCAGACGCAGCAATGCAGATCGAAGATGGTTTGAACTCCAGCACAGTTTTCAGGGATTCTTCCAGCCAAGTGGAGTATTCCTGTTTTGTAATATCTCCCATCATCTGCCCGAACTCCCGAACCCATTTCCCCCGCGTTCCGTCTTCTCGAGTGAGCTGACCACTTCCAGCTCCGGAAGGATGCATGGCAGTATAACAAGCTGCGAGATCTTATCGCCCCTACAGACCTTGTAAGGCTTGCTTCCGTGGTTGTAGAGCTTGACCATGATGCTTCCGGTGTAGCCGACGTCTATGACTCCTTCGCTTGTGATTCCGTGCTTGACGTTCAGACCGCTTTTGCTCTTGATGAATCCAACCGTATTCTTCGGCAGCTGAATGTGAACGCCTGTATCAAATAGGAAGCTTCCTCCGGGGGATATCCAAATATCGTAGTTCGCGGAATACAGGTCTAACCCCGCGTCGTATTCATGCGCCCTTGTGGGCATGATCGCCCACGGTTCCAAAACAATTTTCATTTGTCCCACCAATCCTTGATCGTATCGTTTCGTTCGAAAAACGGCTGAAAAAACGGACAACAAAGCTTCTTAAGGCTCGAATCGATTCTGTGAATGGCCTCGTCGGATTCCGGCTTCCCCTGCCATGCCACGCCGTATTCCTTCTCGAGTTCTTGCTTTTTCTGCAACAACTGATTTGCCTTCGATGGGCTTTTTAGAATGCCCAGTTCATGCGCCGCCACAAAGAAGAGGTCTACCACCTTCTGCTTTCCAGCTTCCATACCGGCGGCGAAATATGCCTTGTTGCTTCTGCGAATACGCTTTGCCAGATCGTTCATTGTACTCATATTCCCTCCTACGCAATCAGCATAAATTTAAACCAGCCCGGCGCGTCAAGCCCTACTATCCAGTCAAACCAGATCTTGTAGCAAAGCATGCTCACGGCAATAACCAACACCGTGGCGAAGAAGATTACAAGGAAATCTTTCACAGTTTAACCCCCCTTATGTACTTATCAAAATACGTTGTTGCTACCGCCATAGCCGCCCACATGTCCGCCGAGAAGCCGTAGAAAAAGCCCGGATTCTTCTTCGTCCCTTTCCCGAAATTCGGCTGACCGGGCGCGTAGCGGTCTACGAGGGCTTGCCGGATGTTCGCATCCTTTGCCGACGCTCTGCCGCATAAGTAAAGCTTTTCTTCCCTGCGGAAGATCTTCTGTATCTGGTACCCCTTCCGGTAAAGCTCGGCATATTCCCAGAAGCGTCCAATCCAGAAGCACGTATCAAACACCTCCTGCCCGACTGGCATTCCCATACCGGCAACCATTTCGATTGCCAAGTGCTGATACTCCCGGCAGAGAACGGGGAATATCTCCTCGTTCGGAACTTTACCAACGTCCAGCACCTTCCGTATTTCCTTCCCGTCGTGCTCGACGATGACATAGCCGGATTGAATATTCCCCGGGTCAATTGCCAGAATCGTTCCCACGTTTTGCCCTCACTTTCCAAAACAGTTCGTTGTAAGTGTTATACCGCTTCTGAATGTCCGTGCTTGCAATGTCCGGATGAAATTTCAGCCACCATTCGTACATCCCGCACGTCTGCATTTCCGGGCAGCCGCACCGATAAACGCAGTTAGGTACCAGAACGTCCGAGATCTCCGGCTGCACCTCATGCAGCGCCGCTTTGAAATCCTCGGCATACGCGCGCGTCTCCGGGTCTGCCTGACTGCATAACCGCTTGCGCATGGAATCGATCAAAGCTTGTACGTTTGCTTCTCCCTCGAAGACTACCGGCGCGTCCTGCGGCAGCTTGTCCCTCGGCGTTCCGGTTCGGTCTGTTCTCTGCGTAGAGATAAAGCACTCCCATTTGTGCCTTGACCAGTGCGTCGCAATCCAGCTCTTAATGCCTTGCCAAACCCACGATACCGAGATCCGCCGAATCGGCGAGTGTTCGGCAATTAAAATCCGGCGCTTAAAATCCTCGCTCGGCTCATGTCCCAAAGAGCCTTTTCCGGAGGTGGCGCGGCAGGTGTCCACGACCTCCTGCCAGTCTCCCTTGATGTTTGTAATGTGTGTGTTCATTCTTTCCTCCGTTCTCCGTAGCTGCAAAAATCGTCAGGTTTCGGTGCGTCCTCTGGGGTAATCCGAACGACATGAAACATCTTGCAGCCATACCACTCTCCACCGTTGTTGTCCGCAAACCACTTGCAATTTTTGCACCGCACCACCGGCGCAACGTCAGCGGCGGGAGCATTTTTGAGCAGAGAAATGACTTTCTGAAATAAGAACTCCGCTTCTCTCGTATACAAAGTCCCGGCGTTCCGCTTGATCGCATCGATTGCGCCGGAACGTAGGATGTATTTATCACTCATTTGTGTCCTCCATCATCGCGCCGCAGCCCGCTCATTCTGTAGCGCCCCAACTGCAAAAATTGTCCGGCTCGACTGCAGGAGAGTTGAGAAAGGACGTGCGGGAAAAACACCTTCCGTCGATCCTGTAAATGCAGTCCTTGCAGCGCACTATTTGTATAGCCTCACCCGGAAATGACGCCATTGCCCTTTCAAAGTCTTCCGCGAAAATTATGCGACAAAGCCCGCGACCATCGCTCAAATCATGAAGCGGGATCTTCTTCAACCATTCCCTCAGACCATCGGCAGAAACCAGTTTTTCACTCTCCATTGCTACCTCCATCCATCTTCGCGCCACAATGACAATATGGATATGCTGCCGAGACACTTTTGGGAGCTTCGCCAAAGAAATCATTGCCTACTGTCACCGTTCGCTTGCACTCCGAGCAGTAAAAAACAGTTTCAATCGAGCGGATCTTGCTTACGCACCACTGTCCATGCACCACCTCCGCAACGTCGGCGGCTGGCAACTCTCTGATAATCTTCACCTGCACCGGTGCATAGCACATTTCAGGTGCAAATAGTGCTTTCTGCGCATCCTCGCGCCGGATATAATCAGCCATAAAGCATACCTCCTGCAATAACTCCGTCCATCCCATCCGGCAAGGCGTGGAATGGGTCGGTTGTTCGTATAATTTTCAGCCGCAAGAGCCTTTCCGCCTGCCGCTTG